ATCCCGCGCCCGTGGGGCCGACACCAACCCGCGCAATGCTGGCGTTTCGTCAATCATGGGGGCGATCCGCTGTTTGGATAGCCGCTTGGCCATATCCACCGTGGGCTGCACTGCCAGAATGGGGCCGGGGGCAAAGTGCATGATGTAGCCCAGCCAGTTATTCCCCGTTTCCGTTTTTCCGGTCTGACTGGCAAACATCAAAACCACCCGCTGCACAGGGCTTGACGGCGAAAGATCATCCATAGGGTCTTTCAGGTACGGGGTCCGAGACGTTCGCCACGGACCCGCCTCACTGGCCCCCTTGCTGGACAAAAAGCGGTAGGTATCCGCCCACTGCGACACCGTCAAATCAGGATCGGGCCGCCACCCTTCACGGTAAAATTGATCATACAAAACCGCCCCATCTTGCATCATAACGCCCCCTTATCGTCCCCAGCCCGTGACAATTCGTCACACACTGCCCTGATTTCCTGCATCAAAATCTCATGGCACGCACGCTCGCTGCTTTCCGCCGCCACCAGCCCCGCTACGCGGTCGGGGATATTCATCAAGCGGTCCCGCGCCTCTCTCGCGCTGGCAAAGGCTTGTTTCTTAACGGTATCCGCCAACACCAGCGTCCCAACCTTTTCGTCATAGTCCACCTTGGCCATCTTGGCCCGATAGGCCTCCAAAATGGTGCGGCTTTGATTGATGCTAGGGCCCTGCACCCCCCGCATCTCTTCCTGAATCGGGGTGCGCTTTTGCGTGTTGGCGATCCATTCCGCCTTGGCCTTTTCCGCGTCAATCCGAACCTTGCCGCCCACCTCTTTCCACGATTTCACCCGCCCCGCTTTGATGGCCTTTAACACCGCTGGCGACGACACGCCCATCATAGCTGCGAATTCTGCCTGTGAAACCAAGGTCATACCTTTAACTCCCATTGAATTCACTGGCTAAATTTTTTTCGCGCTGGTTACCGAGGCGCGGGTGAACCTCTGGGTAGGACCCGTGAATTGTGTGGGGGCGCATGAGGGTCACCTGTAGGCTCGGGGGGCTGGCACCTTGCCTGTGGCCCTCAGCAATTGGTAGTTAAGCTCGGCAAGGATGCGTGGGGATAGCTCCTCGCCTATGGCTTTCAGCACGGCTTCGTTCACTGACTTGGCACTAAGCATCTCGGGGATGGATATGGTGTAAAGCTGTTGGATTGGCAGCCTTGCCTTGCCCTCACGCTTGGCCACGGCTTGTTTGGATTGCAGGGTGGTTAGGAAGGCGGATGGGATCATCTTGCGGGCCTTCTTGATCTTGACGGTGGTGCCCACGGCGTTCTGTTTGGGGGCAAAGTAACCAAAGGGCAGGCGTCGTCCTTTGGATTCGAGGATGATCCCGATGGTGTTGCCGACGCTGTTGCGGCGTATGCGTATCGTGGCCTTGATGTCCCTTGCTGCCACGTTGTAGTCCTTGCGCACCTCGCGGGTCATGATGGTCCGAGAACGTTCCCCTGTGCGGCGCATGGCACGGGCAAGGGCCTTGCCTTTCATCTGGGTGGTGAGTTGATCAAACTGTTTTAAAACATCATCCAGATTGCTCTTGACCGTGATGAAGGTCTGGGATTTGGCCATGGCTTATGCCTCTTGTGGTGCAGGGTTAAGGGCTTCACGGGTGCGTGTTAGGGCATAAAAGGCCCATTCGGCGATTGACTCGAACAGGAAGGCGCACCATCCGTACCGTGATATGGCATGCTCTATCTCTGGTATAGAATACCCGTGGTTGGCTGCCAGATAGGTAAGGGATAGGTCTTGGGTGTTTTTTGGTAGTGTGGCCTGTGAATGGGTCATTTTTTATCTCCTTGGTCAAATTTTCGGGGTTGGGGTGGGGGGTAGGATGCCCATGTCACGCAAGATGGCCATTCGGGCCTCTTGTTTGGCGGGGTCTTTGGCGGCGATGTCGTAAAGGATTTTCGCTAAAACATCTGATATTGTTACCATTTCTTTTTGCTCCTTAAAACGTCGTTATCCACCTGTTGGAAACGGGCGGTGGTTAGGTCGTAGCTAACGTCAACGATCCCGGGCTTGCCGATTTCGGTGTGGTATCGGGACTTGGCGATTTGGACGAAGGATTTGCCGTCTTTGTTGCGGTGAACGACGACGCCAAGGTCCGCTTTGTTGTAAAAATGGGCCGAATCGGAAATGTCGTAGAGTGTGGGGACGGGGATTTCGCCATTCAGACCGCGTTGCATCTTGGCGGGGTGGGCGACAACGGCGACATGGACTTGGTATTTTTTGGCAAAACGCTTGAGTTCACGGATGGCGCTTGAGACGTATTCCGTGAGGGTCATATCGCGGGGGCGGTCGTGTTCGATTTCGTTCCAAGGGTCGATGACGATGATTTTTGAATCTTCCCGAATGACGCAGGATGCCGCGCGTTCTAGAATCCATGACAGAGTCACACAGTCGTTTTCGCTGGGGTAGATGAATCGGAAAGCCTGATTGATCCACTCGTCTGCTTTTGCGATTTCTTCGCGGGTCATGTCCTTGACCAATTTTTCCCCGTGCCATGTTCGCAGGGCCCTTTGGTGATCTTGTGTGGGGTGTTGCTCGAAAGAGGCGAAAGCAGTTTTGAGCTGATGGTCTACGTTAAGGCGACAAACCACATCATTCAGAAAGGAGGATTTTCCGCTGGATGGTATGCCGGTCCAGATGGAAAAATCGCCTAAGCGAATTTTCATGTGGTCTTCAAAGCCCCCTATGCCGATACCAAAAGGCTGCTGGTATGGCGTCGGCGTTAGGCTTCCCATGTTGTAAACGCCTGAAAAGTGGCATATGGGGGATTTTTGGATAATTTCTCGGACGGTTTCGGGACCGTGGTTTTTCAAAACATCGTTCAGGTCTTTGCAGCCATGCGGATATTTGATCCAACGGATACGCACCCTGTTGAATCGTTTGGAAAAGGCTTGCAGGAGGTCATTGCCCTTTTCGTCATCGTCAAAAGCGCAGATAATTTCGCGCTCTTTGGATAAAACGCTTTCCACTTCGTCGATGTACGACAGTTTTGCCCCTTCCCCTTGGGATCCATTGGGGACACTGATGGACCTGATATGGCCGCATTGGACGGCAACGACACAGTCAAGCTCCCCTTCGGTGATCAAGAGGGGTTGGTTTATGGTTTTGTCGTGGATAACGTCAAAGTTCCAGAAAAACGGTGTGTGCCCTGATTCGCACCCGAAGGTTTTTTCTTTGATCCCCCGCCATTTCCAATAGATTTTTTTGCCGTTTTTGACGTAGGCGAAGTTAATACGCCCCTCTGATCCTCTCACGCCAAGCTTGTGCGCTATCTCGGGGTCGATCTCTCTGGCTATCAGGAAAGTCTCCATGGCCTCCCTTCTCGCCGCAGTTGTGGCAGAACCAGACGGTTTTGTCGTTGTCTCGGGTGATTGAGAGGCATCGGTCATGTTTTTTCTTCCGTAGATGGGAACAGGCAGGGCAAATTGTCTTAAAGCTTCCATAGCGACCTCCTATGAGCGCGTGTATTTGCGAGTGATCCATGGTCCATCTCCATATCTGTGGCAAAAAGGCGCCCATTGTGGGTCAAGGGCTTTTTCTTGGTACTGAGAGAATAAGTTCCTGCATCTGTTGATAAATTCATCGAATGCCATTTCGTAATAGGGCATAAACACCTTGGATTCTTCGGGTATGGGTTCGCCCAAAATAAGATGCTCTGCGTTTTGGCGGTGTTGGTAGTGCTCGAGAAATAAGCCCTTGAAATACCATTCACCCCTTAGGATGCCTTCATCCCAGTCGTTGAGGGTCTGGCCTTCTTTTATGCGTTTTAAGCAATCCTCTTTGTGATCTTTGATGATGTGATAAGCCACATGTTCCACCGCGCTGATGATGATGCCTTTAAAGCGATCATGCACGGCTGGATGGCCTTTGGTGATGTATGCCATTTGGTGAAGGAAGGGTCTGTCTCTGACTTCATCCCAAAGTTCGTCGAAGGTTCTTTCGTAGTCGCGGATTTTAGGTTTGGGTGATGTTTCTTTTTTTCGTTTTTCTTTCCCTTGGTGATAAATGGGGTGTTCACTGGGGAGTTCATTGGGGTGTTCTTCTTTATATATGCTGCGACTGTGTGTCACCCTACCAGTGACACTGTGGCACCCATCAGGTGACTCTGTGTCACAACCTAGTGACTGTGTGTCACCCTTTATAGGTGACTGTGTGTCATCATAGGGTGACTGTGTGTCACCATGGGGTGACTCTGTGTCACCGTTGCTCTTCTTTGTTCTAAACTTGTAAAGGTTTGTTTTGCCCTTCGGGTTTTCATGGACAAAAATGACACCGCTTTCTCTCAACTCTGAAATACACCTATAGATTGTTCGCTTATTTAAAAGCGTTTCTTTGGAAAGGAGGTCAATCGATGGGTAAGATTCCCCTGATTTATTAGAGTGAATCCATAAGACGCACAAAACCATCCTTGCGGGGCTTGTTAGGCCACGTTCTATAATTTTTTTCAGCGCAAGTTTTGGGTGCGTATCTTTGTCATGCTTCGTCATAACCTACTCCTCCGCCTTGTTTTTATTTAAAAAAACCACGTTGCCCTCTGTGTATTTTTCCGGCTCTGGCGGGGGTGGCAGGGGGTCTTTAAAGAAATCGGGGAACTGGACACGCAGGCTTTTTAAAAAGTCATCGTGGATGCTTTGAATCGCTTTGTTCTGTCCGTCTGTGAGCTCGCCCTTTCGGTAAATGTGCTCCATGCATCCCACCAGAAAGCGCATGTGGTAGTCTTGATCCTTATCCAGGCTCTGCAGCATGAAACGGATAAATTCCTTAGCGTTGGGCTTGCTTGGTGGCTGTGCGATTTGGCTGATGATCATCATGATTTTGGCTCCACAATCTTGACGGTATAGTTTTTTGGGTTGTCCCCTTGGGTTGGGGGCATGTGGGCAATTTTTCTTTTAAAAAACAGGTGATTCAGGGCGGCCATAACAATGTCTTGGTGTCCAAAGGCGACAAGGTCATCAAGGTTGAAGGAAACAACACTGCCTTTTTTTCCTTTGCCCGTTAAATGGGCGAGAAGCGGCCCCGAGCATTCATAGGGGTCACGGTAGCCTGTCAATTCAGGAAGGGGCCTGTACCCCTCTTTTTCTGGCCGGTGCGCGGTGACCCTTACGGCCTTTTTGGATCCCACCATGGGGGTAAAAATGGGATTGATACGATCGACGCGGCACACCATGGTGGCCACGCTGGCGCGGGACACGTTTTCGATGGCACCGTAGAACGCCAAACGGGTCAGGCTGCGGTTAAGGGAGTCCTTGGTTATGGAGAGGGTTTCCTGAGCGTCGCGCAATCGGTAAACGGCAATCCCATCGCTGCCCGCACGTTGGCACAGCCATTCATGCAGCCGGACAAGGTTTTCATAGGGGGCGCATCGTTCATGCGTCATGGCTGTCCCCCCAGATAGCGTGTTGCAGCTCGGTCCATGAGGTGAACACCGAAACGCCGTATTTGTCCTGCACAATGGCGCGTTTCAGGCGGGATTCTGTGGTGTCAAACCCCTTGCAGTCGGCCACAAGGGCATGGCCGTTTTTGAGAAAGATCAAAAAGTCTGCCGTGTAGGTGGGGGGCCTGTCTTCGTGGGTCAGGGGGAATTTGGGGCACTGGGGCAGCCACGATAGGATCGCGCCCATGGATTGCAGCGCGTCCAAACGCTGGGCCCATTCGGCCTCGGCGCGGCTGTGGTACATGCGGCCTTTGTAGGGGGTGCGGGTGTTTCCGTATTTGCTTCGGCTTTTGGTTTTTATCAGTTTTTTATACTCAGAGGCAGGGATACGGTCATTCATGGCGACCCTCAGCGGTGGCGTTTTTTTGTATTCTTTGCCGCTGAGTATTTAACCAATATAAAACAATATCTTCGCCACTGACGGCGCCGCCTGTAAATTTCTCTATTTTTTGGATGTTGTCTATGCGTGGCAGTGTGTCGCCGCTCATGTAGTAGTGTAACAAAGGTTGAGGGATGCCAATCTTTTTGGAAAAATCAAGGCAGCTCATGGGTGATAAATCGATCCATTGTCTTAAAAGCATAACACAATCTTACCTTCAGAAAAACACAACTTATGATATAACGGGGCGTGATATTTTTTCAATAAAAAAATTGAACATGGGCAAAAAAAAGTTTATAGTGCCGATATGAAAACAGAAATTATTGGTCGAAATATTAAACTTAAGCGGCTTGCCGCCAACATTACGCAGGTTGATCTGGCGGAAAAGCTGGGGGTATCTCAAGCCTATATCCATAAAATTGAATCAGGAACCGAGTCCTTAAAAGTGACAACGGTGGAGAAAATCGCGGGTGCTTTGGGCTTGGATATCTCCGAGCTTATCTTTAAGGCCCACCCCTTTCCGTATCGTCATATCCCCATTCGCGGGGTGGTGAATGCGGGGGAACCCATGATCACATTTGATGATCTCACAGATTATGAAACGGTGGCTTTTGACACCGAACGCGGGGACTTTTTTGCCCTAAAGGTGCAGGGGCATTCCATGGACAAAGTGGCCCCAGATGGGTCCACCATTATTATTGATCCCAAACAAACCGACCCCCAAGCCCTGCATAAACAAGCCATTGTGGCCATTCAGGATGGAGAAGTCCTGTTTAAAATGTGGGACAACAGCCTGAAACTGTTTCAGCCCAAATCGACGCGGGACGATTATGACCCCATCCCCGCAAAGTATGGGGCCCAAATCCTTGGCAAGGTCGTGGCGTTTATCGTCCGCTGCTAAGGCCCCGTTGGCTTTTTTCCTTGATCTTTTGATATAACCCCAAAACGTCCAATTATTATGGGGAGGTATATTTTTTCATTTTGCAAAAAAACTTATTGCGCAAATATCATTTATAGTTATATTTAAAAAACCAACAGGGAATAAAAACCATGACCATCCCCATCATCATCCTATACATCGTCTGCTTTGGCCTTGTGGTGTGGCAGTTTTTCGCCCTCAGGCAAGAGCAACGGCAGATTGAAGCCTTCGACCACCTGCGCGAACGTTGCGCTGAAAATGGTAAGGCGTATTTGCGGCTTGAGGCCCGCGTGACCCAATTGGAAAAGGGAGGTGAGTGATGCGACTGATTTTCCTTTTCCTCACCTTGTCCACCGCCGCCATGGCAGCCAGCGATTGCGAGCGGGCGGGCAACAATCCCGTTTTGTGTAACGACGGCGAAGTGACCACGGGCGTGGACCCGATGGACGTGGATGCTGTGGTTTTGGCCAGTAACGAATAATAAAAACAAGGAGGCACTATGCTAACAGCACAACAACTCGAAACCCGCCGGCACGGTATTGGTGGCAGTGATATTGGGGCCATTTGCGGCCTGTCACCCTACAAAACCCCTGTGGATGTGTATTTGTCCAAGGTTGAACCTGCAGAGCCCTATAGCGCGTCACCACAGGCCCACTGGGGCAGCCTGATGGAGCCTTTGCTGGCCCAAGATTATGCCCTGCGCCACCAAGTGGCCCTTGACCACCCAGAACAGCGCAGCCATGCGGTGCATGATTGGGCCTTGGGCAACGTGGATGCCTTGGTGCCCAAACAAGCGGTGGTGGAGTTTAAAACCGTCTGGCCCAATTCCCCGACAGAATATCAATTTGGGGAAGAGGGCACGGACCGCGTCCCTGATTCGTATTTGGCGCAGGTTTTGTGGTATTTGGCGATCTTTGACCTGCCCCGCGCCCACATCGTGGCCATGTTTATGCGCTCGGCCACGGTGCGGGAATACGTGATCGAGCGTCAGGCCCCCCTTGAAACCATGCTGCTGGAGCGGGGCCGCCTGTTTTGGGAAAACCACATTGTCATGAAACAGCCGCCGGCACCCACCAAGTTGACCGATGTGGATCGTCTGTTTAAACGGGGGGATGAGGGGTTATCCATTGAGGCCACGCCTGATCTTTCCGAATTGTGCGCCCAGCTGAAGGTCCGGCGGGATGAATTGAAACGCATCACCAAGGAATCCGAGGATCTGGAGATTCAGATCAAAGCCGAAATGGGCAATGCCGCCACGCTAACGTGGGAAAGCAAGCCCATTGTCACGTGGAAAAACAGCACATCCAAGGTGTTTGATCAAAAGCAATTTGCCGCCGACTACCCGGGAATGGCTGAAAAATACAAAGTGCCCCGCGAAACGCGGCGGTTCCTTGTGAAGTAACCCATAACAACGAAAGAGAGACAGACCATGACTGAATCCACCGCCATTGCCACAAAACCAAAAACCCTACAGGGCGTTTTGGAATCCATGAAAACGGAAATCGCCCGCTGCCTTCCCAAACATATCACGGCGGATCGCATGACCCGCGTGGCCCTAACAGAGGTTCGCAAAAACCCAAAACTTGGCCTTTGTGATCAAGCCAGTTTTTTGGGGGCCATCATGCAGTGTTCCCAGATGGGGCTGGAGCCCGGGGGTGTTTTGGGCCATGCGTATTTGCTGCCTTTTGATAATAACAAAACGGGCAAAAAAGAGGTCCAGCTGATTATAGGTTACAAGGGCCTGTTGGATTTGGCCCGTCGCTCTGGCCAGATCAAATCCATGGAGGCCCGCGCGGTGTATAGCAACGACAAATTCCGTGTCGCCTATGGTTTAAATCCCGAATTGATCCACGAGCCCAATTTTGCCGCTGGGGATCGCGGGGCCCTAACCCACGTTTACGCCGTGGCCCAGTTGGTGGGCGGTGGCACGCAATTTGATGTACTCAGCGTGGCCGAGGTCCAAAAGGTGCGCCAACAAAGCAAGGCGGGCAACAGTAGCCCATGGGTGACGCATTTTGAGGAGATGGCCAAAAAAACGGCCCTGCGACGCCTGTTTAAATACCTGCCCGTGAGTTTGGAAATCCAACGCGCCGTTATGGTGGACGAATCCAGCGAACGTGGCCAGATCATTGATGGGGAATATACGGAAAGCCCCGTGGACATTTCCTTTGGCGGCGTGGATGCGCTGCATGAAAGACTGCAAACCGAAGAGGTGGCGGCATGACCTTAGAATCCGAAACGTTAAAAATATCCCACGACAGCGGATCCTTGACCTTTACGGGGGACGAGGTCAAAGCCGTGACCGCCAGCTTGCGGTCTTTGGCAGAAACGCCGGAGGATTTTCCTTTAAAGGCCTTGGCAAACCGCGTTCTGTTTTTGACAAACGAAATGCGGGCGATTCGGGAAGACATTGCCACCCTTTACAACGACGCCAAGGGGGACGGTTACAACCTCAAAGCCCTGCGCCTGCTCGTGAAAATCATGGAGGCGCAGGCCGATGCTAAAAAAAGGCAGGAGATGCTGGAGGTGTCGGGCTGTTTGCAGCTTTACGCCCACCATGTAGGACAGCCACTGTTACCGGGGATGGCGATATGACCAGCCAAGCCCCGAAAACTGGATTTTCCATAGAAGTGACTTACATAGATACCGAAAGAAACGCTCGATATACTGGACTTTTTCTTCCTACGGAAACCGATGAGATTTTTAACAGTTTCCGCCCGCTTGAATCAAAAAGACCACGTTTCCTTTTGGATCTTTGGGCTCCAAACGGAGAGAGGATTGATACTATCGGTATAAGCAAAGCCAGCTTTACCCGAATTACAGGGCTAAAAGTAGAGAGCGATGATTATTATAGGAAAATAGATGATAAGTATTGGGAAGAGGCAAGAAGACATTATGGAATCCAAAAAAAAGAAGGGATGACGTTATGACCAACTTCACCCTCCCCGAAATCTGTACCCCCGAAGAGGTGGCGGCGTTCCTGAAAACCACGCCCGCCCATATCAAAACCTTGGCCAGAAAACGGCGGTTAAGGGCCTTTCAGATTGGCAGCCGCTGGCGGTTTCACCAAAAGGATATTTACGATTATATAGAGGAAACAAAGACATGCCCAGAAAAAACACAGGACCGCGCCTTGAGTGGCGGCAAGACCGAAGCGTTTTTGAAATCGTCTGGTTTGAGCGGGGAAGCCGCCGCCGCCAAAGCACGGGCACAAGCGACGCTGAGACGGCACGAGAGTATTATCAAGGCTTCCTTGCACAGAAACCCGCCGACAACCGGCCAAGTCATCCCGATGCACGCTATATAGGGGACGTTTTGGCCTGTTATCTTGACGAAAAGGGGCCTGATATGACGATTAAGGGGTTAAGGACGCTGAAAGGGGCCTTAAAGCCCTTGATCGATTGGTGGGGCGATAAACCCGCGGGGATTGTGAATGAGCGGGCCTGTCGCCTGTACGTCAAAACCCGCGCCACAAAAACCACGGCCGCACCCCGCTGTGAATTGGCCTATTTACGCGCCGCCCTGAATTATGATTGGCGCATGGGGCGGCTGCTGCAAAAGATCCCCGTGTGGGTGCCCGCTCTGAACAAACCCAAGGATCGTTTTTTAACCCGCAGCGAGGCCGCTCGATTGTTGTGGGCCAGCCGCAAGGGCCTATCGCGGGAATACCTGAGCCTGTTTATCCTTTTGGGCCTGTATACCGGCGGACGGAAAACGGCCTTGCTGACCCTGAAATGGGGGCAGGTGGATTTTAAAAACAACCTGATTTACCTGAAATCCGACTCAGGGGCCGAAAACAAAAAGCACGCCACCATTCCCATCACGCGCCGGTTGCGGACCTTCCTGCTGTTGGCACGGAAACGGGGCACACCCTTTGGGCCCGTGATTCACTATAACCAAACCGCCATTGGGGATATCAAGGGCAGTTTTAAGGCCGCCTGCAAGCGAGCGGGTTTAGAGCGCGTTACGCCCCACACGCTGCGTCACACGGCGGCCAGCTGGATGGTGCAGGCGGGTGTGCCTGTCTTTGATGTGGCGCGTTATCTTGGCCACACATCCAGTGCTATGGTGGAGCGCACCTATGGCCACATGGCACCCAACCACCTGCACAAGGCGGCAGCGGCGTTGGATCATCGCAAGGGGGTTTTATGATTGACCCATCCTGCCTTGTTTCAGACTGGGACGGTTACGGGGCCCATGCCATTCGTGAGAGGTCCATTGGGTATGCCAAACGCTTTTTGGCCATGTTGCCCAAGGATATCTCGCGCCCTGATCTTGTGCCCGAGCCCACGGGGGATTTGACGATGGTCTGGCGCAAAAACGGGTACCACCTGATCGTGGGCATCAGTGACACAGGCAGGGCCATCTGGGGCGGCACAACGCCGCAAGGTCACGTCCACGACGATGCTGCCTTTCATAGTCGCGTGCCAAAAGCCTTGCTGTCTTTGCTGTATAAAATCGAGAGACCTATATGACCCCAACCCTCCCCGAAATCCTGAAAGAGCGCGGCGAACGCTATGGCACCTTTAGCATGAATGCCACGCTGTCCCAAAGCCTGAAAAACATCATGGCCGGCCACGATAACTGGCACCTGCTGGCCCCTCACCACAAAGAGGCCCTGCATATGATCGTCCACAAAATCGCCCGCATCCTCAATGGGGATCCAAACTATGCCGATTCGTGGCACGATATCGCGGGCTTTGCCATGCTGGCCGCGGAAGGATGCACCGATGCCCCAATCATAACCAAAGACGTCTGGCAGAGGACCGAAACGGGCTGGTTTAATCAAAGTTTGAAGGAAAGGTTGGATAAGGTTTAATCCCCCCAATGGTGGGGCCTTTAATCCGCTTTTTTTTGTTGACTGACCACATAGTATGTGGTAGTTTCATTTTATGAAAAGGGTACAGCCCACCGCGCCTCGGGTTTCAGGGGCGGAGCAGTAAAATGTTAGACGACAACCAAATCCTTACTTTTTGTCACGCCGTTACGGCACACATAAACAGACTCAAAGACTCGGATGAATTGGATTCATACTTGGCAGAGATTGGCGGCTTAGAAGTGGAGCCGGATCAAGTTGCGGACGTTTCGGATTCGATCGATGATTTTTTTAAAAACACGCCATCAAGACGGTTAAAAGACGGATCGCCTGATAAACATTGGCATCTCACCAAATACGCTACGTTTTTTGGCGGGGCATTGTATTATTGGGAGGACGTTCAAGCGGCCAAAGGATTAAGACGTGGCGATTTGTATGTCATGGATTTTGGGGATCGTCGCGCCGCGTATTTTACGGGACAGTCCATGAAATGAGCAATCACCCAAACCGAGGCCGCCGCACAGCGGCCTCCAATCCTTCGCCAGAAGAAATACGCAAAGCCCGAGAAGCCTGTGGTTTTACGCAAAAACAAGCCGCAAATTCTGTCTATTGTACGATAAGGGCTTGGGAGGAGTGGGAGTCAGGGCGCACAAAAATGCACCCCGCTTTTTTTGAATTGTTTATTACAAAAAACAAAAGCCCCTAAGGCCGCAAAAACAGCTCCCGCTCGGCCCGACGGCGTCGGATCAGTCCCTCAATGCGTTTTCCGCCCGCATGAATCCAGCGGTTAAATTCCAAAGCCGCCTCGTCATACTTGCCTTTATTGAGGAGGCGCAGCAGGGTAGAGGCGGCAAAAGCCCCCTCCCCAATATTAAACACAAAAGACACGAGGGCATCAAATTGGTTTTGGGTTAGGGGAACCTTAACCAACCGATCCACGGCCTGCTGGGCGTAGGTCATATCCATCATCAAAATTTGGCTTGCCCGTTGTTCTGTGATGGGTTTTTCAAAATCAGGGATGTGGGCCTTGGTGATCACGTGGCCATAGCCTATGGTCAGCTTGCCCCCAGAACAGACGTAGCGCGTGGGGGAAAAGCCCTCAAACCGTTTTACCAGAGCAAGGGCTGTTTCGCTTATGGGGCGCAGGGGTTTCATGCCGCCACCTCTTTGGGTAAAATAGGCATAGGAATCCATCCCAACAAATTTTCATCCCACTCGTTTGTGAAATAAAACGAATTCCATTCCCCTTTATACAAGTCACACTCAATCTTAGCGTAGCAGTACTTTTCATCGGCAGGGGAATACGTGGTCGGAAGAAGCCACGGATACCCAAAATG